GGTGACTGGTGGGATTTGCCCTCGCTAAACAGCCACGTTGAGAAAGGCAGCGCAGAACTTGAGGGTTCCAGATATCTTAAAGATATCTCTGCGGGGAACGCCGCTTTCAAGATTCTCAATTCTTACTTCAAGAAAACGCGCAGTAAGACATGGAAGCCGCGCAAGATATTCCTCGAAGGCAACCATGAGAATCGAGCGAACCGCATCGCTAACAATGAACCAAAGTGGGAAGGCATTATCGGTTCCCAGAACTGCCAAACCTTAGATTGGGAAAGGTTCCCGTTCCTCAAGATCGTAGAGGTAGACGGCATCAAGTATTGTCATTACCTCCCGAACCCGTTTAGCGGCAAGCCCATCGGCGGCACCATCGTCAATCGCCTCAATGCTATCGGCAACTCGTTCGTACAAGGCCATCAGCAGGGTTTCTTGTACGCCTCAAAGCAGTATCCAGACCATGTAAAGCATGGCTTAGTCGCAGGGCGTTTCTACCTAGAGCATGAGTCATATCGCCCTGACGATGTGCAGAGCAACGAATGGAACGGTATCGTCGTGCTGAATGGAGTTAAAGATGGTGACTACGACTTGATGCCGTTACGCATGGACTACTTGAGGCGAAAGTACAAATGAGAAAAATAGACGAGGTCTACGAAGAACTCGCATGGTCGGAGCCGGATATGTGCCAGAACTGCATCTGGTTCTGTCCTTGGAACGGGCAGGGATGGGGATGCAGTCACGAAACCGTTTTTGATCTACTCGAAGGCGAGTGCAAATGCGGAGGGCGATACTTCAAGCAGCGTCGCCCATGGAAAATCGACGGAACTATCGTCTCGCCTTGAGAATCGCAAACTCTCGCGTGAGGATATTTGCTTCGTGATCCATACCGGCACGCCGTAATCGAACGATGACATCCTCAACTGTCTGCGGCTTCTCCTGCCCATATCCCCATGGCAACCGCGACAGTTCCCTCTCCCATGCTCCCGGGGGCGACTCGTTATCTACAGCCATACTGATGCAACTCCCGATGTAATTCCCAACGCTACGCCTACCAAGAAAGCAACTATCGCACCGAAATAGCATTCGGTTTGAAGTGATTTATTTTCGTCAATTAATTTTTCTACATCCTCTTGAAGCCTTGCAATTTGTTTTTTTAATTGATCGACCGTATATTTAGGTTCTCTAGTTTTCATTAAATACCTCGTCATTCAAGTCTCTTAATATTTTCCCTATTTTACTATGTTGACTTTCTGCATGGCAGCGCAACTTGTGTAATGCTTTCCCTTCAATTTGACGTATACGTTCTGCAGTAATGCCCATCTTGTTAGCAATATCAAGGAGTGTAGGTCGAGCATTATCAGGTGCATTTCTTAGGTTCAAAATTATTTTCTCTCTTGGCGTTAGGGCTACATCCATTACTTGATTTATTAAATTTTCTGCTTCTTCTTGCGCGATTTGATTAATAGCAACGTTATTCCGCATATCTTCGAGACGGTCATCCCAAGAATACTGCTCACTAAGACGGACTAATTCAGCCTCCGTAACGTCCTTAGTGCCAGTAGATGTTTTGAGTACAACTACTTTTTGACGCTCGCTGAAAAGATCATTAGGCAAACAGTACAGTGCATCTGCCAATGATAGTACACACTTTCTCCATTCTCCTTTTTTATTGAGTGGAGAAAGTTTCATATTTATAAGTTCACACGTAACGGAAGGGTTCAGGTTTTTGATTCTGCACATCTGAAGCACTGAGGTATATCCTGCTTTTTCTATTGCTTTGCGAATTCTAGCGTTTGATACGCTAATTTTTACTCGATAGTCACTCACCAGTAATCCCTCCCGCCTCGTTTAGCCGCCCATATCGGTGGCGGAACCCATCGCCAATCACGCTGCATCTCCACCCGTAGGCGGCGGTACTTGCTCCACCCTTTTTTTATTCCGTAAAGCATCGCGCCGATCAGCAAGATTAACAATATTGCTATCAGTAGGATGAACAATATCTCCTCGATCATTTCGATCTCCTGTCGCGTTACAAACTGGGCAGCGGTAAAAGTCCCCGCTTATATCCTGCATCCATAGCCGCCCGAGACAATGTAGGCAGTTCATTGAGGCTTCCGCAGTATTTTTCTACGACCGTTTCGCGTCATGCACAGGGCTTGCAGTTTGCGATGATCGAGATCGAGTACGTCACAAATCCAACTCATCGACCCGACCCCATGCTTATCGGAAAATATCCAATCCGTCGCTCCTCGTTTATAAATTGGATTGTCCATTTCTGCGATAGCGTTCTTCAGTACCGCAGCCCATAGCCGCCGGTATCCGGTCTCATCTTTTACTTGTTCCAATTTGTCTCTCCGCTTCATCTGTTCCTGGTTCATATACAAAATGCGAGCAATCCAGATTCGCTAACCAATCCCAGAGCCGACACCAGAGTTGGCCTTCTTTAACGATAGACCACTTGCACGAAAAACAGGTCATATAAAATCATGTTGTCGTAGTTGAGCAATCGTCCTAGCCATCCCTTCAAGATGGGCAAGACGGACGTAATCCCTGTCAAGATCAGTATTCGATCTCCGGTCAATCGCATCGTGGCACGCGCTACAAGCCCACGCGCCGAGTAAATCGTCAGCCTTAATTCCCATGCCACTTATTCCCGCCATGCGGATATGAGCAAGCACGGTCGTTTCATCATTGTGATTACAAATATCGGGAAGTCGCACCATGCAGGGCTTTCCTTTCGCCATCTTTCGCAGATTCATTTTTTCAATTCCTCGATGCTCAGCAACTCGGCTTGCGATGCAGCATAGACAGGGCCATGCCCTAAATTCGTCAGTCGCTCCTCGCTCAACAAATCCTTTGCAGTCATATATCCCATGCAACGATATGTCGGATATTGACCTAGCATCAGCACGAACAAGTCGATCTGTTTATTTTTTTTCCAAGTTGCCGCTATCAATCTGCCGCTTGGGTATGCCGTAGTCTTAACGTCTACCCTCCTGCCGTCTCGCAGTATGCAATCCCAATCATCGTATCGGCTCACATCTAAAGCCGGATAGATGTTCATGTAGTTACAGAAAGCCAGTTCCGCTGCGATGCCTTCTAGGTCAGTCATCTCGTTGCTTTGATCGCCCATCTTGCGATCCTCGATGCCCCACTTACGACTACGCTCATATCGAGATTTGGCGATGTATTCCGCTAACTTTCTCTCGGTCAAAGTAAGACTAATGTACCGGCTCATTCGTATGACGGCTCCGGTATCACGATTCCCATATTGGCGCAGCGTTGACTGACTTGCTCTAGATACTCCATGAACTCCGAGCGGGTCATCCGAGACGTTCGCTTTAACGGACGTAGACGCTTCCTGCCCATGCCTTCAAGCGTCTCCCATCCATACACCTCGCCCAAGAAGTATTCGTGCAAATCATCTGCTAGCCATCCTCGCAGCATTTCGCCACCCGCCTCCAAAATCGCCGGATAAACGACACCCCAGAGGTAGGCGTTCTGCTGATTCGTGCGAGGCTTCTTGAACTCCTCGACCGTCACTTGCCACGCCTTCGACTCGTCAATATCCCGCACAAGGACAGCCACCGCGCTAACGATGGCCTCCTTGCTTGTGCGTTTAGGGAATATGCGACGCATTAAAACGGAATGTCGTCGTTGAAGTCAGGCTCGGCAGCAGGGGCCGCAGCACGTTTCGGCGCATCCTTCTTAGCCTCTACAGAAAGGCTCAAAAACTTATCGCCCGTCTTTTTGCTTTCCTTGATCCATGCAGAGAGGTTGTATTCCTCGCCGCCTACATTCAAAGAGCCGCGATACTGCGGTCGCTTCGGGTTTCCCTGCGGGTCATTCTTAAAAAGTACGCCGCGATTTGTATTGTCGTATTGCTTTTCCATTACTTTGCTTCCTTGGCTATGCGTAAATAGGCTTTGATCGCTGACCGCTCTCTTGATGACAGAGCATCGCTAACTGCGATATAGAGGTCGTGATCTGTACTGATCCGCTCATGGACTGCGCGAACGGCTAGCGCGATCTCTTTTTCCTCTGCGTCGAGATCGAACGCTCTCTTAAAATCCTCGATGAACTGCTCCTTCTTTTTCTGATCGACGTTCTTTCCTAAATCCCCTCGCGGGTCTAACGTGATGCTTCGCGGATCGCGTCCCTGTGCGGCTTCCGCATCATCATCGGTCTGATAGACCCCGACCAATGCAGCGAGGGCATAACGTCTGGCGTATGAGATGCCCGATCCCTGACTCTGTGCAGTCGCGTCTTTCGTCAGGATGGGCATATATCCCCTTATCCATTCCCCACTACTGTGAGCAAGCGTGGTAACGAGCATCGTGCCGTGCTTCGTAGGCTGCGTGGTCTGGATTACCGAAAGCCCGTTCGACGTTAAAGGCTTACGACAAGCATTCCAGACAGACTCTAGATCGGCATACTTACTTTTGAAAAAAGGGTTAGCCGAATCTTTAACGGCTCCCGTTATATCTGCTTGCGCCTTGGCTAGAGCAGCCGCTAACGCACCAATCGTTTGTGATTGATTCACTTTGTTACTCCGTTTACTT